TACGATTAAAGGAATATCCGGTATTAGCGAGCCCACATCTTTAACATACGCTAATCCTAATCTTTCGTGATATCTATAATCACCACGCAGTACTTGTACAGGTCCTTGCATATAAAGATTATCAATAAACTGAGTACAACCTGCCATAATACCTACAAAGGAAAATGTATCAATACCAGATAGTGTATTCAGAGTCGACCCAAATATAAACTTGGTGGCTTTTTCTTTAAACTGCTCATGTATCGCCAATGAGTGATCGGGTTTGATTCCGTTGAATCCTGTAGCTGTATCAGTAAACAGTGATTCTAAATAGTTGTCGCACAGAGGCTGAGGTCTTTCCACCTCCAACCATTCAGCATCGTACTTAGGTGCGATCCTTACTCGTTCCATTCTTTTATCATCCTGTGGCACATAGGAAAGACCTCACCCCAATCTTTGCCTTGTATTGCTGTCATCTTTTCAAAAAATGCTGCTAGGTCTTTTCTACCTTGTACAACCTCTTGCTCGGTCATTGGTAATTTCTTAGAATACACTTCCCATTGATCAAGTTTCTTTAACATTTCTTGATCAGTTGTTTGGCTCTTTAGATGCATGAACATTCTTGCATGTTGTTCGTCAGTCATTAATCGTAGATTTAAATATTTGGGATTCATTACTGGATGACTTACTACTCCTGAGAATGTTTTAGTATTAATCTTTTTAAACTGCTTGCTCTCTAACCATTGCATCCATGTAACAAAGTGTTCTATATTTAAGATCGACACTGTGGTACTAGTAAAGACTGCTGAATTTGGAGGCCCATTATCTAAGAAGTCTAAATTCTTTTCAATCACTGACCACTTAGAAGGATAACGGATTGCTTCATTAACTTCCCCGTATCCATCAACCGAACAGCATAGTTTGACAAATTTAAATTTATCAATAGTGCGTAAGAAATCCTGCGGCACGATGGTTACATTGATACTGTATTCAAGTTCGATGTTTTTGGCAAGTCCTTGCTCTAATAGATTATTTAGAAGAGTTAGGTGCTGTTTAACCAGCCAAGGCTCGCCGCCGCCAAACTTGATCTTTTGTACATACTTTGCGTTTTTAGTAAGCAGTTGATAATATTCTTCCTGATTAACCCATTCAAAGTGATCGTGTCTGTCTGTGCTGTAAGTAACATCATCGATCATGAATACCTTAGAACCTGTAATCTGTTCTTGTATCTTATACCATTGATTACTTTCACCTGGGTAACACATGACACATTGTAGGTTACACTTGTTCCCCAATCTTAGATCCATAGAGAGTACACGCTGCTCAGTTACAGTACCATCGGGTAGTGTAATACGTTCGGCATCTTCTCTGGTAAAATCGTACATAGTTGCTTCCCATTGGTTGCGACTACGCTTACCCGACTCTTGTTCGATCTTGCATCTACGACATTGTTCAGGCCATCCGTTGTTGAGAAACGTTAATCGAACTTCCTTTAGTGTGTCAGAATTCAATGCCTCACTAATATCATCTATTCGCAAAGTCCTGCCATCTTTTTCAAGCAAGGTATTTTTATTTCCGCCGCTTTGACTATGCGAGCATATCCGTAGTGCTCCGTTACTCTTTACAGCAATGTGACTCCACGGTATTGGACACCAGGGCATTGTCATGTTTTAGACCTTTCAGCCCATTGGGCATTCATTCTGTCAAACGATCCGCACTGCTTGGAACAGGCCTTAAGTCCACACGTACTCCATGCTTGTTCAATCTTATCAAAATAACCGGAATCAAAAATATCTTGTATGGTGGCGTTTTTTAAATTTGGCCATACTCCGATTTTGTCTAGATAATCAATTCTTGAAATGGACATTGGGATATCATGCTCCATATCGGTCCAGCAACAAGGAGTTACTGTTCCAGTGGCGCTGACATATATTTGATTACCTTTCTGTACCTTGCAATGAATTATAGGCAATGCATCTTCTTTGGCTTTTTTAACTTTGTCAATCATCGAATGACTTAGAGTGGTAGGATACAGGATGTTAATAGTTTTTCCTTGATCATCGAGTACATTTAATTGCCCGTCACGGAATCTGCTAGTGTGTTTTACAGTAAATTCTGCAAAGCCAATCTTACTGCTCAGCTGCCTACACTCATCTACTTGATGCTCGTTATGTTTGAATACAATCATGTCCCAACGGGCCCAACCACCGTTGGATATGAATGCTTTGGCATTCTCAATAATTTTGTTCCAATCTGTGTTTATCCTATAGATCGAGTGCGTATCTCCCAGCCCGTCAATCCCAAATATAACTCCAACTTTAAGATTAGCTAGCTCTTTCCACCAGCGTGTATTTCTTGCGCTGCCATTTGTGTGCATACGCAATGATATAGTTGGATTATTTTCTCTAAGATATTGATATATTTCCAATGTATCTTTAGCTATTACTGGATCACCGAGGTTACCACACATATATAGACTGTCTAACTGTGTTATAAATTCTATAGGAAACCAATTTTTAAATTGTTCTAAGGTTATTTCCGCTAGTTCAATCATAGGATTTATCCGGCCGCCTTGAAGATTTCGAGAGCACATAGGACATTTAGCCTGGCACTTGGATGTAATTTCTAAGTGTACTGCTTTGATTTCTTCTAGGTTATACATTTATTTTTCCTATAATCATGTACCGAGTGTATAAGGGCAGTTCTAATTCGCCTGCCCATATCACTGTAAGATTACTCTGTTCTTTAAATTCTTCTAAACTGCCTGCAGTTCTAATGTGTTCGGGAATGTCATAGTTATTGCTTTGCACCACAATAAGACTGTTGCGTGGCATTCCGCTTAACCAAAGATCATACTGATCCTGTGTGATATGTTCACAGCTGGTATTAATGATAACGTCAGCGTCACTGCGTATTTCACACATATCTGCCGTGACTGCGCTGAACATGCCGGCCATTTCTTCTTTCTTATTCATCATCGTAGCAATAGGTTCACATATAGGATCAATATCAACACTTCGAATCTTTGTGACATATATGTCACTTTGAAATAACATACTGGCTAACACTCCGACCCACCCACCATGAATATCTATACTAACAACTTTTTTTACATTCTTACGTAGATTAGTTATCAACCATTCTTTGCTAGTAAGTTGACCTGACCAGAAGGCGTCCATGGTCCGTATAGGCTCTGGACTTTGACGGATGGCCTGCATCCAGTAATGTAAGTGTTCAGTATCTATTTGCATCCATAAATCCTTTTATTCTGTTGGCAATAAACTCGTGACCGGTTACTCCAGGATGTTGGTTGTCTAGGGCATAATCTCTATACACTCCGTTTGGAAAAACAAAATCTTTTATTCCCGGTTCGATATTAAAGAAATTAACTTTTAAAAATTTTGGTTTAAACTTCCTCAATGCTCTATAGGAAGCAAACACATTAATAAATTTAATGCCCTGTGACTCTAAAAATAAGCTAGCATGATGTATGTAAAACCAAGACTTTATAGCTAAGTCGGCCGAACTGTGTGCCATAGCCCAGTGCTTTGCTAGTTCGGAATCATTCCATGCACCTACAGAAGTATGCTGTTGCTCTTGCCAAAAGTGGGACTTATTGAATAACATATCTCTATCAGGAAATGACCACATAATAATCACCACATCTGTTGATTTAAAATCATAATTTAAAATATTAAATAGTATCTCAAAGTTGCTAGCACCCGAGCGGCCGCGATTGTCAACCTCTACTTCTAAAAGTTTCCCCAATACAGCCGGCCAAGCAAACTTGCTTGACGTTTGTCCAAGTTCATGTACCGGCCATGTATCAGGTAATGCGTCGCCATATGTAAACGAGCATCCAAATGCAACAAGTCTATTCGGAGGTTTGCTGACTGTTTTTATAATGTTTTGCATAGTTTAACTTTAGGTATCTTGCTATCTGCCGAGCTTACACAACTAGGAGTGATACAGCGAGTGGCTTCCTTAAATAATTTAAAACTATCTATTGTGCCTAACGGAATATCGTGGATCTGATTTAATTTATACATTTTTAAATTTTATTTTGCAAAGAAACAGATATAATTTCCGCAGTTCTTCTAATAGTAGAAGGTCCTGGATGAAGTAGATCTCTAGCAAAGTCAATGTTGTCAAAGGTTCTATCGAAACTGAACAATTCTGAGGTACCTGCATCAAAGGAGTATTCATATGTCGCTGTTCGATTTTTCCATATCAGTTGAAAAATTTTCTGGGCCATAACTGCATTGGCTCGCGGATTATATTTGTCTTTGGTCCATAGATCCATATAATTATTTTTCTCAAAATTCCAAGACCCATAATTTTCTACGCCGGTTCTTCTGTAAGACACACATCTATCATAGCCTGGCCAACCCATTATTACCGCTTTTGGTGTTGGGTATCCGTCAGCTAAAATTACGGAATTATGTAGATTAAAATTTACTGACGTTCCGCCCTGTCCTAGATTTATAACCGGTATCTGCATGATATTTTCCAGCTGCTGACTCAATGTATGAACATCATCCACGCCCACGCCATACACATAAGAACATCCAAATATAACTATTGATTCCGCCCAGTTTATTTTCTCAAATTCTACGGTTCTGTATCCTTTAGAATTATTGGTATATTTTACAGAATTGGTCCTGTAATACCAATCTTGCGGTTGTGTTTTTAAATTTTTCCTATAGAGCAACTGCGTATCTGAACCCGACCACTTTCCTAACCTGTCAAAAGAACCGCCAGGAATAAATTTATTTTTCTTTAGATGAATATCTATTTTAAAAGGTAATAAATTATCTAGCATAAAATATTTTTCTCTTGGGTATTTTACTATCCGCTGAGCTTACACAGCTAGGGGTAATACAGCGTTTAGGTTTCTTGAATAATTCAAAGTGTTCTAGAGTGCCCAACGGAACATCGTGGCAACTATAACTTCTTTTTACTTCATTACCCCTTATTATAACACTTTGATATCCACTATTGCAACTCCAATCTTGAAATTTATTAAATCCAAAAGAATTAAATCTTTCCGCTTGGTCAAAAAGATATTCCTGTTCCGTGGCATCATAAAGGGCAATCTGATAAACTTCTTCTCCATTGACCTTTTGAGGAAAGCCTGTCTGCATCAAATGCATCATTTCTTCTGTGTAGCCGTCTACAATGCCGCTGGCTGTAGGATCACTTTGAGGTTTGAGGGTTACATGAATTCCGCGTTTGTGAAAACGTTCTAACCTTTCATACAGTTCGTAGAACTTTTCCGGTACCATTACTTGGTTTATTGTAACGTGAACCAACTCATACTGCAACTGTAAGCACTTGTCACCAAACTCTTGCTCTTTGGCAAACTCATCGTGGAAGCTGGCTGTGATACTTCTACGTTGTAATAATGCAGTATTAGCGCACCACGTATTCCACCATTTGCTACCTGGACTCAAGTTAGTGGTCATGTGTATGCTTTGGTATGTGCTTTCTGTTTCGTCTAGATGTTTAACCAAATCTAGTAATTGTTTGTAAGCAGTGGGCTCGCCGCCACTGAAGCTCCAATGGAATTCATTGAAACCATTTTGGCGAGCCTGTCTTTTGATTTCGTCAATGGCGTTAGTATAGACTTCAAACGATTGGTAATCCATTTTGTCACTGCGAGCATACGGCCAGCAGTATGAACAGTTATAATTGCAGAAGCGACCCAAAATCCAACTGGTAGAAAATAATGGGCGATGCAACATAGTACGCTGTCCAAATCTTATTATGTTATCGAATGGTATCTTTGTGAAGTCTTGTGTCATGATCTGACAGTATTTAACTACAAAAGTCTTGACCTTTTGCGTTTGC